TCTTCTCGCTCACCTTTTAATCTAAAATACGCACTCCAACCATATATTTCTTCTAAAGTCATATTTTTCTTTAAATAATCCAATGTTATACCTAAATTTTCTGCAATAAAAAATTGAAGATATAAATAATTGTCTTTATCAAGTTGTGCTTTTTACGGCATCAGGGCCAACCTCCTCGCCCAACTCTTGCATTTTAGTCATAAGTTCTAACAAAACAGCTAATGGGATTTCTCTTCTAAGACTAGGTTTATCACCTTCACTAAATAATTTTTGCCCATCTTTATCTTCTGCCTTATTTATTATTACCTGTAATGCAAAATCTAAACTACCTTCTTCCTGTCCTTTATTAGTAGCTATTAAAGTAGCATTTATTGTGTCTCTATCAGCAATAGTTAAAGGTGTCCAGTAAACAGTTAATATTACCTTTCCATTTTTATAAATAGAGTAACTGCTTTTGGTGTTTAAACTAAACGCTTGCTTTAGTTTGTCGATTGCTCTTTCTGTTGCCATGCAAAATAAATTAGTACATTATCTACTATACTACTACTTTATTACTTAAAGCCAACCTTTTTAAACGCTAATGCTATATCTTTGTTGATAAGACCACCTTTTGTATAAATATTGTACCAATTTGGTCCTCCTGTAGAAGTTAAAGTAAAGTCTTTTCCGTGTTGGGCATAAGTAACAGGTTCTCCTTTTAAATTAGGTCTTGTCTGCCCTGGTGCGTTAATAGCAAAACCAGCATACTTAGCTCTGTTACCAATAAATAAATCTTGATTCAATGTTACATTTGGAACTCTTGGATTTTTTATTTGCCTGGCTGTTGGGTCAGGGATCAAATAACTTGGAAAGTCTGGTTTTCTTTTCTTAGTTGCCTGTACAGGACTTTTTGATACGATCCAGTTTTCTCCAAATGTTCCTGTCCACCACGGACCTTTTTCAATTAAAGAACGAGCTACTGTTTTTGCAACCTCTTTTCTTCCCTTAGTAATCGCCTTTCCTAAGTCTTTAGTAAAGTGTTTTTTAAAATCTTTAGGCATTAGCAGTAAAATCGCAACTTACAACAGATAAGTAATGACTATCTTCTTCCACATTAACGGAAGTTGGACCTTCTATTTGTAATACTCTTGGAGTAACAGAAAAAGTATCTACATAAGTTGATTTATTTACAGAAGTAAGACCTGTAATAACTGTTTCGGCTATTGCAGAAGCCACTGCACTTCCCTTATGGGGTGGTGTCATAATTCCACATCTTATAGAACCCGAATAAAAACTTGATGCTGCTCCCTGAGTCTGAATAGTAGATTGATTAAAGTCTAAACTTACCATCACATATTTTTTATTTTTACCTGGAGAACTAAACGGTGTATTATCAAAAATTACAGATACAGTAGGATCTGCGTCTGTTACCGCATTTAGGATTGCGGTTTCAAATGCTGCTCGTGCGTTTACTAAAGTCATTAGAAAATAACATCAACTCTAAATAAGTATTCTTGACCGCCTTTTTGAGTAAGAATATTAGTTATTTTACAACTCCTGCTAGATCCAGAAAATGTCAAAGTAATCTCATCTTGTAATAAAGGCTGACTATCTCCAATCAAATCGGGGGTTATATACATTCTTGCTACATTTTCTTGAAAGCCTGTTTCTTCGCTGGATCTTATAAATTCAATAGGAACTTTTATTGTATAATTCGTATCTACTGTATGATATTCTCCTGTCTCATTGTTATAACTTGATACTCCTTTTCTTGTGTAAACAATAGTTGTATTCAAAGAGTCTCCAAGTTGGGAAACCACCTGTTTAGCTATCTTTTTTAGTACTGTATCTAGTTGTCCTGCCATTATCCTCTAACCACTCGCATTTGAAAAGCTCCTGCTCCACCTAGCATATATGCTCCAAGATAACTTTGTAACCAGGGGTATTTATCCATAATATTATTTACAGTTCCAGTTCCTTGGCTAGTAGTGTTGTACTTAACTTGAATATCCCCTAGTTTTACTTCCTCAATATTTCCGTCTGTACCTGTATTGCCTGTCATAGCATCTGTTTCATTTGCTAAAGCCCTGGCTAGTTCGTACTGTGCATACTTAATGTTGTTTGGAATTGTTGTGCAAGATAGTTCTACATCATCTACTTGGTAGTTATTTCTAGGAAATTTTAATGCCTGACCCTGATCGCACCTATCTCCGTAAAATATAAAACTATCAATCCATCTTGTAGCTGCAATCAAAGCTCTATTTTTTTGATCATCTGTTTTATTAGTCCAAGTGCTTGAATCTGGTACGGTTTCAAAATATGTATTAGCTTCTGCCAATGTGACATAGCTATTTGCACTAGCACTTGATAATGTTGCTGTTATAGTGGCTGCCACGATCCAAAAAGTAATTTAATTTTATTGTAGCGTAAAGAAAAAGCCCCACCAATAATTGATGAGGCTTGATGACCACAACTTAATAATAAAATTAATAAGTTGAAGTGTCTAGAGGAGAGTTAACTGTTAACTGAACTAATGGAATTAAGTCAGCATCGTATGTGATGTCCCACTTGTTAGCTGTTGCTAAGTTTGCATTAGTTGGGTTGTCATTACCATCTGTCCACTTAGTACCCATAACGTGATACGCACTGTGGTAGTCAACAGAAAGAACGTCTTGCTTAGAAAGAATGTTTCTTTCAGCTTCAATTCTTAGTGCAGATTGCTGACCTTCTAGGATTGTTCCAGAAGTCGTTAAGTAGCAGAAGAACTCAATCTGATGACCACTTGAACTAGATGGTGCAACTGTGTTAACAGCAGAGTCAACAAC